CGGTGGAATAAGAATTGTGGTAAGAGTTTTTTATGAATTTATTAGAGGAACTGCATAATGGCTAAAAGAATTAAAATTTATTTCCCTAATGGCAAAGATCAAATTGAAATCTATGATGATCAATTAGAAAAATATCTTGCAAATGGTTTTAAAAAAGATAAAAAAGTTTCTAGATCAACTTCAAAAAAAGTTGAGGTTGAGATAAAACCAGAAGAAAACAACGAGGAGTAAATTATGGCAACTCATGTAGGTACAAGCGGTGTTGTAAAAGTTGGAGCGAATACTGTTGCAGAGGTGACAGGGTTTACTTTAAATGAAACACAAGACACAGTTGAGGATACTAGCTTAACTGATTCAAAAAAATCTTATTTAGCATTAAGAGGCGATGCTACTGCAACTATTGAATGTCATTGGGACGAAACAGATACCAATGGCCAAGAAGCATTAGATGTAGGAACAAGTGCAACTATAGAATTATATCCAGAAGGTGCAGATAGTGGCGATGCTTATTATACTGGTACTGGAATTGTTACTGGTGCTGATGTAGCAGTTTCAATGGACGGAATAATTGCAAGAACGCTAAATATTCAATTTAGTGGTGGAGTAACGCACACTACAGTATAAGGATTAAATGCCAGAAAAAATTGATTTTTTTCAAGGTGTCTCAAGTCACTTTGAAAGTTTAGAAGTAAAAATAATAGAAGTACCAGAATGGGGTTTAGAGGGCGAAAGAGCAATTTATGTTCGCCCTTTTACAATGAATGAAAAAGCACGAATATTTAAGGGTGCTAACGATTCAGATTTAAACGTATTAGTAGATGTTATAATTCAAAAAGCTGAAACAAAAAGCGGTGAAAAAATGTTTGATCTATCTCACAAGCCTAAGTTTAAAATAAAAGCTGATACTGATGTTATTTCTAGAGTAGCAACTGAAATATTAGCACAAGACAATATTTCTGACCTTAAAAAAAAATAAATTCCGATCCAGAACTATTTAACGTCTTAGCATTAGGAGAACGCTTGCATATGTCCGTTAGAGATGTATTGCAAATGCCTGTTCAAGAGTTTAATATGTGGTTAGCTTATTTTCAGATACAACATGAAAAAGCTGAACAACAACAACGAATGAATAAATAATGGCTACAAAAAAAGTTAATATAGACATAATAGCTAGAGATAAATCTCAACAAGCCTTAAATAAAGTTCGTGGTAGTTTAGATAAAGTAAAATCATCAATATTTAATGTTCGTAATGCTCTTGTAGGTATTGGTGGAGGATTAGCTGTTCGTAGTTTAGTTAATACAGGAAAAGAAATAGAAGGATTACAGGTAAGATTAAAATTCTTATTTGGAAGTGCTGAAGAAGGTGCAAAAGCATTTGATAATATGGCAAAATTTGCTTCTAAAGTTCCTTTCAGTTTAGAAGAAATACAACAAGGTGCTGGTGTATTATCTGTTATATCAAAAGACGCTGATGAATTATCTGATATTATGGAAATTACAGGTAACGTTGCGGCAGTTACAGGTTTAGATTTTAAAACTGCTTCAGAACAAATTCAAAGATCATTATCTGCTGGGATTGCAAGTGCTGATCTATTTAGAGAAAGAGGCGTCAGAGATTTATTAGGTTTTAAAGCTGGTGCTACAGTTACAGCAGAAGAAACAGCAGAAGCATTTCAACGAGTATTTGGTAAAGGCGGTCAATTTGGTGGGGCAACTGATGAACTAGCTAAAACATTTGAAGGTACTCTTTCAATGATTGGTGATAAATTCTTTTCATTTAAGAAAACAATTTTAGAAGCTGGTTTCTTTCCAGAATTAAAAAAACAATTTGGAGACCTAAATCAATTTTTAGAAGATAATACAGAAAGTATAGATGCTTTTGCAGAAAAAATAGGGAAAGGTTTAGCTTTAGCAGTATCAACTATAGCCGATGGATTTAAAGTTTTAAAAGATAATATTGATTTAGTCGTTGCTGGATTTTCTTCTATTATTGCATTTAAATTAGCTTCAACATTTACAAATATTACTACTGCATTAATTACTCTTACGACAGGCATGAAAGCTTTTAACACAGCAGTAAAAGCCAATATTATTTTTGGTTCTATTGCAATATTTACTGGATCATTAGGTTTACTTATTGATAAATTTAGAGAATTTAAAGGTGAACTATTAACACCATCTGAGCCAACAACAGTTAAAGAATTAGAAGATATAGTCAATATGCATAAATCAACTATTGAAGCATTTGAAGAATATAAAAAAACTCAAGAAGAAAAAACAGGGCAAAGTAAAAGATTAAATAAAGAAGAATTAGCTAATTATAAATTCGCACAAGAAGAAATAATCAGATTAGAACAATTAAAAGGTGTATTATTATTAAAAGAAAATTCAAAAGCTTATGCGCAAATGAAAGATAGCGTGCAATCTGTAACAGACGAAATTGCAAAAAATGAAATAAAAAAACAAATTAAAAAAAATAACGAAATAAATAAGCATTTAGAAAAAAGAAGAAAAGAAGATGTAAAATTATTTCATGAATTAAAAGAAAAAGAAACTTTAGAAAAACAAGAAACTGCTGAAAACGTTAAAAAAATTCAAGATGAAATGTTAGCTGAAACACAATCTTATTATGATAAGTACACTATAGCTATGTCTAAAAGATATAGAATGGAAAGAAAATTTATAAGAATTAACAAAGAAGAAGAAGATGCACGATTAGAAAAATATACTAAGGCTATGCTTATAAGAGGCAAAATAAATGATGAAGTAATGAGTAAACAAGAAACAGCATTATCATCATTTACAGAAGGATTTAAAGAACAAATGAATGCACAGGGAACAGCATTAGAACAATTTAATCAAGCTGGTAAAAGAGCATTTGATTCTTTTGCAGATACTTTAACAAACGCATTAATGACAGGTAAATTTGCTTTTCAAGATTTTGCTAGATCAGTAATTTTAGATATTACAAGAATAATAGCAAAACAAATGATTATGTTAGCTTTACAAAAAGCGGCAGGATTTTTTAGTTTTGGTGGTTTTAATCTTGGTGGTTTATTAAGTTTTGGCGGTGGAAAAGCACAAGGTGGTGCAGTTCAAGGTGGTAAAGCATATATGGTTGGAGAAAAAGGGCCAGAGATGTTTGTTCCAAATCAATCTGGAAATATAGTTCCAAATAATCAAATGGGTAATAATCAACCTGTAAATGTAAACTTTAATATCAACACAGTAGACGCTAGAGGCTTTAATGAATTATTAGTTAATAGTAGAGGTTTAATTGTAAATATGATTAATAGTGCTGTTAATGAAAAAGGTAGACAGGCAATAGTATGAGTGGTGCTTTACCAAGTAATGATTTTAATGCACTTAATTTTAAGAGTGAACAGAAAACTCTTATGTCAACAACAGATAGCGGTAAAACATTTCGTAGACAAGTTGATGGACAACGTTGGACATTTACAGTTTCTTATCCTCTTAAAACACGATCAGACTTTGCACCAATACAAGCATTTATTATAAGACAACGCTCACAGAAAGAAGATTTCACTATAACCTTCCCCAGCTATTTAAACGCACAGGGTAGTGAAACAGGAACAGTATTAGTTAATGGAGTTCATAGTGCTGGCGATACAACGATAACTGTTGATGGTCATGCTGGAGATACTGCTGGTAGTTTTAAAGCTGGCGATCTTATAAAGTTTGCTGGTCATTCAAAAGTTTATATGATTGTTACTGATGTTACGCCAAGTTCTAATGCGTCAACGCTAACAATAGAACCACCACTAACTAATGCACTAGCAAATGATGAAGCTGTAACTTATGACAGTGTACCCTTCACAGTTCATTTAAATAGTGATCTTCAAGAGTTCCAAACTAACCAAGTTGATAGTTCTGGAAATTTATTATTTAGTTTTGAATTTGATGTTATTGAGAGTTTATAATGGCAAGAGGTTTAACAAGTGCTGTTAAAACAGAATTGGCAACAGGAAACGTTAGACCTGTTAACTTAATTTATATTGGATTCCCAACACCAGTTTATTTAACTACTGCAAGTTTTGATTTAACATCAAGTGTATCTGGTAGTTCACAAACATATACTGCTAGTGGTCATTTATTAGGCATATCAAATGTAGGTGAAGCAAATCAACCGATAAAGAATACAATTCAAATTAGTTTATCTGGTGTTGAACAAACTTATATTGCTGTTGCTTTAAATAATAACATCATAGGTGATGAAGTAAAAATTTGGAAAGGATTATTAAATACTTCTAATGCATTAATTGCTGATCCATTTTTATTATATTATGGAACTATAGATGAGTTTAGTATAACCGATAATACAGATGTTGCTAATCTAGTTTTAAGTACAACTTCACATTGGGGACAATTTGAAAAAATAAGTGGCAGACAAACTTCTAATAATTCACAACAACGTTTTTTTTCTACTGATCAAGGAATGGAATTTTCTGCATTAACAGTTCAAGATATTAGATGGGGTAAAGAGTAATGGGTTTATTTGATAGTATATTAAAAATTTTTGATCCTATTGTTAAGATTGTAGAAAAGGCAATCTCTTGGCTAATACCTATGCCAGAGATACCAGACTATGGCGATAATTTACCAGAACAAAATGCAAAAGGTGTTTTAATAAATAAAACAAGTTCTAATGCGCATATCCCTGTAATTTATGGAACTAGGAAAGTTGGGGGTAATGTTGTTTTCTTAGAAACATCTGGAGAAGATAACACTTATCTTTATATGGCAATTATTCTAAGTGAAGGAGAAATTTCAGATATAAATGAAATATATATAAATGATAATTTAGTAACATGGTCTGGAGATTTAGCAGACAATACACAAGTTACAGTTAATGCTAGTGATAGTAATTATTATAAAGATGATGAAAGTTTAATCACAGTTGAGCCACATTTTGGTTCTGATAGTCAAACAGCGTCAAGTCTTTTATCTACTTTATCATCTTGGGGTTCTAATCATAAACTACAAGGGTTAAGTTATTTGGCTATTCGCTTTCAATGGAACTCTGACGCTTTCGGTTCTATTCCAACAGTTCATTCAGTAGTTAAAGGTAAAAAAGTTTATAATCCAAATTTAGATAGCACAAAAACTGGTGGCTCTGGAACTCATAGAGAAGATACTTCAAGCACTTGGGAATATTCAGATAACGCAGTTTATCAATTATTAGATTATTTACGCAACGATAGATATGGAATGGGAATAGCTAACGAATATTTTGATTCTAACTATGCTGATTGGCAAACGGCTGGTGATGTTTGTGATACAGACATAACACCTTATAGTGGTGCTAGTGCTATTGATTTAATGGATAGCCACGCAGTTATAGATACATCTAAAAAAGCTATTGATAACGTCAAAGAATTTTTAAAAGGGTGTAGAGGTTTTTTAAATTATACAGGTGGTGCTTATAAAATACTTATAGAAACAACTGGCTCTGCAAGTATAAGTTTAACAGAGGATAATATTATAGGTGGTATATCTGTATCATCTAAAAATAAAAACTCACGATTTAATAGAGTTATAGTTTCATTTATTAATCCAGATAAAAATTATCAATCAGATGAAGCACAGTTTCCACCAGTAGATGAAACTGGTTTAGCGAGTGCTGATCAACACGCAAATCTTTTAAGTGATGATGGTGGAATTTTATTAGAAGGTCGTTTTGATTTCCCTACATTAAATAGTCCATATCAAGCACAAGAAATGGCAGAAATTATTTTGCGTAGATCAAGATCAAGTTTAGACGTATCACTAAAAGCAGACGCAACCGCCCTAGATTTATCCGTAGGCGATATAGTAAACATCACTCACGCTACTCCAAGTTTTAGTGCAAAACCATTTAGAGTAGCCAGTATCACTTTGAATACTGATCTGACAGTTGATTTACAATTAACAGAACATCAAGATAGTTATTACACATTCGGCACACAGCAAGAAGTTGCCACAATTCCAGATACAACGTTACCAAATCCTTTTAGTGTTTTACCACCAGCTAGTTTAACTTTATCAGATACTTTAGTTGTTTATAATGAAGGAACAGCAATAACACGATTAGATATATTAGTTGGTGCAAGTACAGATCAATTTGTTCAATATTACCAAGTAGAAGTTAAGTTAAGCACAGATTCAGATTTCTTTGTTTTATCAAAAGGAACACAATTAAATTATGAAATGCTTAACGTTATTGATGATTCTACTTATGATGTAAGAGTTAAAGCTATTAATAGTCTTGGTTCAAGTTCAACATATACAAGTGCAAGTAGAAAAATTGTTGGTGCTACAGAGCCACCGCAAGATGTAAAAAACTTTTCTGTAAATATGCAAGGTTCAAATCAAATGCAATTAAACTGGGACGCTGTATCTGATCTTGATATTTCTTATTATGAAATCCGTTATCAGAATGTAACAGCTTCCGCACAATGGAATAAATCTGTAAACTGGTTACAAGTCCCTAGAACATCTGGAACAACAATAACAACTAACGCTAGAACAGGTTCATTTTTAATAAAAGCTGTAGATAAATTAGGTAACGAATCAAACAACGAAACAATTATTTATTCTAATATATCATCACTTCCAGCATTTAATAATATTAATACTTTAAATGAAGATTTAACATTGGGAACATATGATGATGATGTTGCTTTAACTGATAGTTCTGGAACAAATTCAATCGTGCTTGATACTATAACAAACTTTGATGATACCATTGGTAACTTTGATAGTGTTGAAGGAAATTTTGATTTAGGTGGAACTGACTCTACATCAAATCCAAATTTTTTTAATGCGAATATTGATAACGAAGGTTTTTATACACTAGATCAAACATTAAGTTTAGACGCTATTTATGATGTGTCATTTACTAAAAATATAACCATAGATCAAATTGAAGATCCATACGATTTATTTGATGATGGTAGAGGAGCAAGTTTATTTGATGACGCTCCAGCACCTTTTGATGGTAATGATCCTACAAATGCAACTGTTAATTTACAAATAGCAACTTCAAATACTAGCTTAAATAATGCAACAGAATTTTTTAATATGAATACAACAACCACTTTTAAAGGTAGATATTTTAAATTTAGATTACGATTAGCAAATGCCAATAATAAAACGAGAGCATTTGTTTCTGGAATATCTATTTTAGTTAATATGGAAAAAAGAATTGAGTCTGAAAATGATGTTGTTTCTGGAACTGGCACATATGTGATAACTTTTGGGAAACCATTTTATGCAACTCCAGCAATAGGTATATCAGCAGAAAATATGGCAAGTGGTGATTTTTATACTATATCCTCTAAGTCAAAAACTGGTTTCTCAATAGCATTTACAGATTCTGGTTCTAGTGGTATATCAAGAACATTTGATTATGTGGCTCAAGGTTATGGGTTGCAATCAGCAAGTTAAAAAGGTAAATAACAATTATGAGTCAAGTTTCAGATGTAAGTTTAGCAAACCAAGGGTTCAGTGCCTTCCGTACAGAATTAAACAATATTTTAGGTGCTTTAAATACAAGTCATATTGGAAGTTCAGCACCAGCAAGTTTAGCGGCTGGTTCTATATGGGTTGATACATCTGGGGGTGCTACTGCTTATGTATTAAAATTTTATGATGGTTCAGATCATATTCAATTAGGTACAATTAATACAACTGCAAATACTGTAGATTGGACAGATAGTTCAGTAACATTTGATATTGTAAACGATACAACTCCGCAACTTGGTGGAGATTTAGATGTTAATGGAAATGATTTTGTTTCTACATCAAATGGTAATATTACTTTTACACCTAACGGAACAGGTAAAATTGTTTTTAATGATCTTGCGTATTATCCAGAAGTAGCAATAACATCATCATCAAACGCAGTCGCTTGGGATAGTCAAGCCGCACCAAATGCAAAACATACAACAACAGAAAATACAACTTTCTCTGCTCCAAGTAATGCTCAAACAGGTGGCTTTATCGCTTTAAATATTCAATATGGTGGATCACATACGATTGCTTGGAATACTGTCTTTGAGTTTGCGGCAAGTACCGCACCAACTGCTACATCAACAAGTGGTAAATCAGATCAATTTGTTTTTAGATACAACGGAACTGTCTGGCAAGAGGTTGGACGTTCATTAAATATGTCGGCTACATAGGATTAAAATGTTTGCATTAGTAGAAAGTGGATCAGTAACAAAATTCTTCAAAGGAAATAAAGGTATTACTATTGGCGATACACAATATCCAAAACAAATATTTCAATGGTCTAATGAAGAACTACAAGCTATCGGCATTTATCCAGTAAGAATAGATACAACAAATAAAAAAAATGAAGCATGGTACATTAATACAAATATAACTTATGCTCTTGATGGCGATCAAGTTGTTGGAAGTTATGACACAGCAACAGCTAAAGCAATAGAAGATAGAAACGCAACTGATGAAGATGGCGTTGAACTAGACCCAGTTGTTGTTATTAAAGGTTTAAAAACAATTAAAAAAGAAATGATAAACAATCAATGTGCTGGAATTTTACAGCCTAGTGATTGGCGAGTTATTAAAGCAAAAGAAACTTCAACAACAATGGATAGTGGTTGGAAAACTTGGAGAGCAAGCGTCAGAACAAAATGTAATTCTATGCAAACTCAAATAGATGGTGCAACAAACGTAGAAGAATTAAAAGCATTGTTTGAATACACAAACACAGGCACAGAAGCAAATCCAGTTTATACAAGACCACTAGGCGAGTTCCCAGTTAAATAATGCCTTTTCCTGTATTAGGTTCTAATTCTGCAGTTGCGGCTGGATATGAAATAGATAATTCACTTAGATTTAATGATGATGATAGTGCTAGATTATCAAGATCACAAACAAATGGTAATCAAGATAAATGGACATGGTCAGTTTGGGTTAAAAGAGGGAATATAAGTTCAGATCAATGTTTTTTTGCAACTACTAATGGTAGCACTACAAGTTTTGATTTTAAATTTAAATCTTCGGATGCAATAGAAATATATAATTATTTTGGTGGTGGATTTGATTCACAATTAATTACAAATAGATTATTTCGTGATCCTTCCGCATGGTACCATATTGTTCTAGTATATGACAGTGGCAACGCAACTGAATCTGATAGAATACAAATTTATATAAATGGAGTAGAAGAAACATCATTTAGCACAACTAATTATCCAAGTTTAAATGCAGATAGTGATTTGAATGTATCTGGTTCAACTTTAGATATTGGTAGACAAGCAAATGGATCACAATTTTTTGATGGGTATATGTCAGATGTTTATTTAATAGATGGACAAGCATTAGCACCTACAGAATTTGGCGAAACAAATGATAATGGAGTTTGGATACCTAAAGCATATGATGGTTCATATGGAACTAATGGTTTCTTTTTAGAGTTTAAAAATTCTGGAGCATTAGGAACGGACACATCTGGTAATGGAAATAACTTTACACCTACTAATTTAACAGCAACAGATCAAACAACAGATACACCTACAAATAATTTTATGACTATGAATCCTTTAGCAACAGGTTCTAGAGCAACTTTTTCTGAGGGCAATATTAAAACTACTTTAAATTTGCAAGGTTCAGTTCCTTATGGGCAAGTAGAGTTCGGTACTTTTGCAGTTAATAAAGGTAAATGGTATTATGAAGTTTTTATAGTAGAAAATGGTGCGGGAGGACAAGTAGCTATTGGTTGGAATGAAAAATGGGAATCTAATACATATACAAATGGTCATAACAATTTAGGAAGTAATGGTAATGCTTGGTATGGTGATGATGGTAATATTAAAATTGGTTCAGCAACAACACAATCTACAGGAGTTGATACTTTTGCTGATACTGACATAATTGGTTGTGCTATTGATTTAGATAATAATAAAGTTTATTGGCACAAAAACGGAAACTATCAAGATGACCCAACACCAAGTCCTGCAAGTAATAATGGTAGAGCTTTATCTTCATCATACAATGGTTATTGGACACCTTGGGTTTCTAAAGATTCAGATAATGCTAGTCATAATCCAACTATAAATTGGAATTTTGGAAATCCTATAAATACACCTTCAAGTGGCAATGCAGATGCTAACGGATATGGTAACTTTGAATACGCAGTACCTAGTGGTTACTATGCACTATGCACGAAGAACTTAGCGGAGTACGGATAATGGCTTATACAACAATAGACAATCCTACAGATTATTTTACAACTGTCTTAACTACATCAACAGGTTCAGCATTAACTATTGATACTGGATTTAAACCAGATTGGTTATGGACTAAAGCTAGAAATCAAGCAAGAAGTCATGAACTACATGATACTTCTAGAGGTGATAATAAAAGGCTTAAATCTGATGCAACAACAGCAGAAGAAAGTTATTCAGACTATCTAGCATTTACAAGTACAGGCGCAACTCTAGGTACTAATCACAATTTAGGATATCACGCAGGAGGAACAACAACAGGAGTTTGTTGGGCATGGAAAGCTAATGGTGGAACAACAACAACTAATGATGCTTCATCAACGGGTGTAGGAACTATTGATTCTGTATATCAAGCAAATACCACAGCAGGATTTTCTATTGTTACTTATACAGGAACAGGAAGTGCAGGAACTATTGCTCATGGATTAGGAGTGGCTCCCACTGTTATTATTGGAAAAGATAGAAGTGATACTTCACAATGGTTTGTACAGCACCCTTTTTATGGTGCAACTCATTATGGTGAACTTGATGATACTACTGCATTTGCAGATGATGCTAACTATTTTAATGATAGCACTCCAACTTCAACTGTATTTGGTGTAGGTTCTGATGGTGCAACAGGAGGTACTACTAATTATGTAGCGTATTGTTTTGCACCAATACAAGGCTACAGTAAATTTGGCTCGTACACAGGTAATGGTAATGCAGATGGAACATTTGTTTATACAGGATTTAAGCCTGCTTGGATTATGCTTAAAAGAAGTAGCTCTACAGGTAACTGGCTTATGTATAATAATAAAATGGATGTTGATAATGAAGCATTGACTTATTTAGTGTCAAATGCAAGTGATGCCGAAAGCACTGCTGCCAATGGTATAGACCTTTTATCAAATGGTTTTAAAATACGAAGAACAGGTGTTAGTTGGAATAATTCTGGAGATACTTATGTCTACATGGCATTTGCAGAACACCCTTTTGTTTCTTCAGAGGGTGTACCAGTAACAGCTAGATAAATGGCAAGTATATCTGATAAAACAGAAATAGGATTACCCCTTAAAAATTTAATTGGTTTACTAGGTGTAACAGCAACAGCAGTTTGGGCATATTTTGGTGTTATAGAAAGATTAAATAATATTGAAACAAGAGCAACTTTATTTGAAGCAGATCTACTCAAAGCCGCAGACCAAAAGCCTATTGATCAAGAACAGTATATGCTGTTAGAGTTTACCTCTGCACAGCTTGAAAAAGTAACAACAGAAATGGAATCTATGATGAATAACAGAGTAAATATAGATTTCTTAAAAAAGCAAGTAGATAAATTACAAAAAGACGTTGAGGAATTAAAAGATAAGGTAAGGCAAAATGGTAGTCATTAAAACAATTATAGCGATGTGTATGTTTGTTAATGGGAATCTTGACGGACATATGATGGCTGAAAATGTTAGTGATTGTCTTAAATTAAAAAGAGAAGCAGAAAGAAATTTATCAGATAATAGAAAAAGCGTTATTCGTTTTGAGTGTGGTTTTGTAGAAGCAGAACTTGAGCCAGATATGGAAGGTAATTTAAAAATTAAAAAAATACTTCGTGCCAAAGAGTGAAATAAAAATTCGTGATAAAGTAAAGAAGCGAACAAGCATTGGTAATTCTTCACGCTCTAAGCCAAAAAACAAACATAAATTGAAATCATGGAAAAAATACAATAGACAAGGATAATGTGGTCTATTTATACAGTTGTTTGTGTTCTTAATTTAACGATTAATCCATTTTGTTCTGTAAATGGTCAATTACCAATAAATTTTACAAATTTTGAAAGTTGTGATAAAGCTGTTGACAGTATTGTGCTAGAATTAGATGAACAACTAAAAGAAAGAAATATATCTTTAGCAATGAGATGTTTTAACAATGAGCAAACTAACACCTAAAACAACTAAAGAACATCTTTTGGATATCTATAATAAGATAGACAAAATTGAAAACAACGATTTACATCATTTGGAGAAAGACATTAAAAAATTAAATTACGTTTTATGGACTATTGGCTTTATGGTCTTAACACAGTTTATTTCTTGGGTGTTTAAAATGATTGGCTAAGATGGAAGATAAAGAATGGGACGAGTTAAAACTTATCCAAGAAAAACTTCATGAAGCATTAGATAAAGGTTATCCTCCATTAGGCAAAGGTGGTTTAAATCAACCATCTGGTGCTAAAAAAGTTGTAGAGGATATTTTAGATATTCCACGCACTACACTCCAACGTAAAATAGATAAGATAGAAAAGTTAGCATTACAAAGTTCACATTGGACAATAGAGTGGCACAGATACAAAGAAGTAAAACCGCAAGTTGTTATAGAAGAATATAAAAAACCTATTGTAAGAATACCAGCACAACGCACCACATTTTCAACGCCAACAAAAGTATTTGTTATTCCAGACGCTCATTGTTCCCC